GACCAATTAGCATCAGGAACTTTACATTTATTTAATCCTAGTTCTACAACATTTGTAAAACATTTTATAGCAACTAACAATTCTTCATCAGCAGCTGACAATTCACAACAAGATTTTAAAGCTGGGTATTTTAACACAACAACAGCATTAACAAGAGTTCAATTTAAAATGTCTAGTGGCAATATAGATGCTGGAACAATAAAAATGTATGGAGTATTATAGTGGCACTTACAAAATATAATTATAATAGTTTTGATCTAACGACTGCAGCTAGCAAAGGCCTTTCATTTAATTCAGATGCTGATGGTTTTGAAACTTCTAGTGGTGGTAGTATGACTTTAATTAAAACTTTGACTGCAAGTTCTAGTGCTACTTTGTCTTTTGTTAATGGTAGCAGTGATGTAGTGTTGGATTCTACTTATCCTATTTATTTATTTAAGTTTATTAGTATTCATCCAGCAACCAATGGTGCAGATTTAAAAGTTGGATTTAGAGATGGTAGCACAGCTTATGATGCTACTAAAACTACAACATATTTTAGTGCTTATCACAATGAGGCTGGAGATACTTCTGGATTAGCATATGATGACGGAGAAGATTTAGCACAATCTGCTAATTTTCAAAATATTTGTAAAAGTATAGGAAATGGAAATGACGAAAGTGGTAGTGGATTTCTTTATCTATTTAATCCATCATCAACAACATTTGTAAAACATTTTATATCAAATGCTGCTAGTTATGAAGCTAATGATTATATTTTAAATATTTATACTGCTGGTTATTGTAATGTAACTGCAGCTATTGATGGAGTGCAGTTTTCAATGAATACAGGAAACATAGATGCTGGCACAATTAAACTTTATGGAATAAAGGATAGTTAATGGCACTTAATAAATTAAAATTTAATAGTTTAAATGTAACACCAACAGCAGGTAAAGCAGTTGGATTTAATTCTAATGCTGATGGATTAGAGGCTACACTTGAAGGTAATGCTATGGTGTTTATTAAAAAATTAACAGCTTCTAGTTCTGCAACTTTGTCTTTTGTTAATGGAACATCCGATGTAGTATTAGATTCTACTTATAAAGAATACATGTTTACTTTTAGTAGTATGCATCCAGCAACTGATGGTGCTCATTTTCAAGTTGGTTTTAGAGATGGTGGCACAGATTATGATGCAGTTAAAACTTCAAGTTTTTGGAGAGCTCAACATGAAGAAAGTGGTTCAACTGCAAAAATAGGTTATGATACTGATTTTCACTTAACACAATCTACGTCTTTTCAAACTATAATTGGTAGTGAGTCTGCTGATAATGATCAAGCAAGTAGTGGATATTTACATTTATTTGATCCAGCAAGCACAACTTTTGTAAAACATTATATAGCAGTTGTGAGTAACAGTAATTTAAATGATTATGCTAGAGTAGGTTATACTGCTGGATACTGTAATACAACAACAGCCATAGACGCAGTGCAGTTTAAAATGTCTTCAGGAAACATAGATGCAGGAACAATAACCTTGTATGGAATAAATTAATATGATAGATAAACAAAAAGGAGAACAGCCGTGTATATAGGAAAACCACCAACAGTAGGTAACTTTCAAGTTTGTGATGCGATATCAGTCGTAAACGGACAGGCAGCTTACACTCTACAAGTAGGGGGTGTTAATGTTGCACCAGAATCAGCTAATCATATGCTGGTTAGTTTAAATGGTATCCTACAAAAACCAGGATCATCCTTTACAATCTCAGGTAGTACGATGACGTTCGCCTCGAATCTGGCGACGGGGGACTCGATTGACTTCGTTCAAATTTTAGGTAATGTGCTCGACATCGGCCAGCCGTCTGACGATACTGTGACCAATGCAAAATTAGCACAAGATATTATATCTGGTGAAACAGATATAGGTGGAGCTTTAGCAGATGCCGATTTAGTATTAGTTGATGATGGAGCTGGTGGTACACTGAGAAAATCAGCAATGTCAAGAATTAAAACTTATGTTGATGCTGAAAGCAACACACCATCTTTTTATGGTCAAGGTACAGCTGCGACTTCCGTTAGCACTGCAACACTGACCAGAATTGCCGCTAGAGGAGAAATAGTTGATAATGGAGGTTGTTATAATAATACAAGTTCATCTACTACTTTAAATAGTTTAACTGCTCCAGCAGATGCTTTTACTCCAAATGTAGCTGGATTATATTTTTTTACTGGTGCAATTATGTTAAATACGACAAACTATAATGTTGGATTAGTAAATAATTTAGGAAGTGTAGGTGGAACTGAAACTTATGCATCTTTAGTTTATCGTAGATCTGATACTGCTAATGGTATGGTTATGGTATCTGGATTTTCTAACATGAATGGAACTGGAAATAATATGTCTTTAACCGCTTATCAAGAAAGTGGTGGAAGTATAAACACCAATGACTCAATTTATACAACTTACTTTGGAGGATTTTTAGTTAAGGCAACTTAATTATAATATTAAAATATGGCTCAATTATCTAAAAAAATAGAACTTTATGCATCTGCAAATAGTATTAATAGTGTAGAATTTGAAAAAGATGTAAAATTAAGAGATGGTGGATCAGGCCCTTATATTTATGAATGGAATATTTCTGGTTTAGCAAAACCAACTGATGAACAATTAGCATCATATGAAACAGCTGGTAATGAAGCAGAAACAGCTCAAGCTGTTTTAAATAAAAGAGCAAGTGAATACAAAGAATTAAAAGAACAATTTGATTTGTTGTATCACGATATGACAGCAGGCAAAGGTGACAAAACTGGAGAGTGGTACAAACATATTAAAGCAGTTAAAGATGCTAACCCTAAAGGATAATAGATGTCAATCAATGTATGCAATGACAGATCCATGGCATCCATTACCAGTCTCCCTTCAGGAGTCACTGGTAGTAGCTTAGTATTAATATCTACAGTTACAGCTAGTAGTTCATCTACAGTGACTTTTGATAGTGATATAGATTCTACTTACAAAGAATATCAAATACATATAATACAAGCACACTGTTCAGCAGATAATCAAATTTTACAAATGAATTTTAGAGATGGTTCTACAGCTTACGATGCAACTAAAACTACAACTTATTTTGCTTCACAGCACAAAGAAGATGCTAGTGGCGGTGCTCTGGGATACAACACAGATCAAGACCTAGCACAGGCAACAGGGTTTTTAAATATTTCAGAGGCACTGGGTGCAGACAATGATCAATGCACCAATGGAATTATACATTTATTTGACCCATCATCTACAACATTTGTAAAACAGTTTATAGCTAGGATGGCATATGTTCATCAAAATGATAGAATGATGGAAGCATATATAGCGGGTTATTGTAATACCACGGCAGCTATAGATGGTGTACAGTTTAAAATGGATAGTGGTAACATAGACTCTGGAACATTTAAATTATATGGAGTTGTGTAATGTCAATTGTAACTTATAACAACAGAAGCATTATAAATATTTCAGCTATACCTGGGGCAGCTAAAGCATTAACACATATTAAAACTTTAACAGCTAGTTCAAGTTCTACGTTATCATTCGTAGATGGAAGTTCAGATGTGGTTTTGGATAACACATATCCTATTTATTTGTTTAAATTTATTAACATGCACCCAGCAACCAATGGTGCAACTTTTGAATTTAACATGAGTGCAGATACAGGATCTAATTACAATGTAACTAAAACTACAACGTTTGCAGATGCAATTCACAGAGAAAATGGTGATAATCCAGATGTAGCCTATTCAGGTGGTAGAGATTTAGCACAAGCAACAGGATTTCAAGATATAATGGGCGGTATTGGAAGTGATAATGATGAAGCTGGTAGTGGAGAACTATATTTATTTAATCCATCTAGTACAACATTTGTAAAACATTTTTCTAGTAGTACTAATCATCCTAATGGGGATGCTACAAGTCCTTATTCTGTTTATAACTTTGGTGCTGGATATGGAAATACTACTTCAGCAGTAGATGCTATTCAATTTCAATTTCATACAGGAAACATAGATAGTGGCACTATAAAACTCTACGGACTAAAGGATTCATAATGAGCATAGTTACACTTAATGATAGAGGAGTTAGATCGGTTACGACCTTTGGGTCACTTAGTGGTGGATCTATGATCTTTATTAAAAAGTTAACTGCATCAAGTTCTGGTACTTTATCTTTTGTTGATGGGGCAAGTAGTGTTGTATTAGACTCTACTTACAAAGAATATGTATTTACTTTTAATAATATACATCCAGGAACTAATGGAGGAGCTTTATCTTTTCAGGGTAGTACAGATACTGGAAGCAGCTATGGAGTTACAGTAACTACTACCTCTTTCGAAGCATATCACGATGAAGCAGATTCTACAACTGCTCTCGCTTATTCTACGTCTCAAGATTTAGCACAAAGCACAAATTTTAAAAAATTAACGGCAGGGGTAGGTAGTGATAATGATCAATGTTGTGCTGGAATATTAAGATTATTTAATCCATCAAGCACAACTTTTGTAAAACATTTTATCTCAGATGTTCATGAAGCATATCATGCAGATTATGCAACACACTCGCTATACGCTGGATATTTTAATACAACATCAGCTATTGATGCGATACAATTTAAAATGCATAGTGGAAACATAGATGCTGGAGATATTTGCCTTTACGGAATTCTATAATAATGATACATAACACCAAAGGAGAAAACTATGCCAAGATATCACAACATAAACGGTAACAAAGTACAGTTTACAGCAGCTGAAGAAACAGCTAGAGACAATGAAGAAGCAGCTTGGGCTAATGCTGCCCCTGCTAGAGCTTTAGCTGATCTAAGAGAAAAAAGAGACGGTCTTTTAAAAGCATCTGATTGGGAAATTACATCGGAACTTGAAAAAGGAAATGCTATATCATCTGATATGAAAACTTACAGACAAGCTCTTAGAGATTTACCTGCAGGTAAAGATACTGTTGCTAAATGTGAAAACGCTACGTGGCCAACTAAACCATAGTAGAGCATAGGAATATACTATGTTACAGAAGGTACAGTTTGCACCAGGATTTAATAAACAAGTTACATCTACCGGTGGTGAAAGCCAATGGGTTAGTGGTGACAATGTTCGTTTTAGATATGGTTCACCTGAAAAAATAGGTGGTTGGTCTCAACTAGGATCTGTTGATATTACAGGTCGAAACACTGCTATTCATCATTTTGTAAATACATCAGGTATTAAGTATGCAGCGTTAGGAACAAATAGAATTTTATACGCATACTCTGGTGGTATATTTTATGACATACATCCAATTAAAACTACAACCACTTTAACATCAGCTTTTTCTACAACTAACGGTTCTTCAACTGTTACATTAACTTTTGCATCAGCACATAATATTAATAAATTTGATATTATATTGTTAGATAATTTTTCATCTATTACTAATTCTAATTTTAACTCTAGTAATTTTGACGACAATAAATTTATGGTAACTTCAATACCAACAGATACAACATTAACTATTGACACTGGATCTAATGAATCAGGATCTGGAGCAACAACTTCTGGTGGCATTCGTGTTAGACATTATTATCCAGTAGGTCCAGCAGTTGAAGTTGCATCTACAGGTTGGGGTCTTGGATCATGGGGTGGTCAACAACAAGGTCAATTTACATCAACACTATCGTCAGGAATTAATGCAAGTGTGACATCATTAACAATGGCAAGTTCATCATCTTTTCCATCTTCAGGAACAGTGTTAATTAATAACGAATTAATAACTTATACTGGTAACAGTGGAGGTAGTTTAACAGGATTAACAAGAGGTGCCAATGGTACAACAGCAGCAACACATTCATCAGGCGCAACTGTTACAGATGCAGCAAACTTTTTTGCATGGAACGCTGCAGCATCAGGAGATATTGTAACAGCACCAGGTCTATGGTCATTAGATAATTTAGGTAATAAATTAATTGCAACTATTA